GGTCCTCAGTATACCAATAGTATACGGGGGTTGTTGATTGGTTTTAGTAGGGATAGAAGGCTCACTAAAGGTTTCGCACCGAGTAATCATCCTTCTGACAATACTTTAGCTTCCAATTTGGTATTTTATATGGCTCCTACTCAATCTATTAACACCAGCGGAGTCACTTTTATGAGTGTATCCGGCAATACTCTAGATTGTGAATCGGGGGACGCGGCAGGAAGCGGTCATTACGGTCTTATAATGGATTGTAGCGCCCCTGGAGGCACTAAATTAGGTAAAATTGGGGACGTTTCTTCGGGATTTATGTTACTTACTATTACGGTAGATTATGCTAGTAACAGTGTTAACTTATATCTCAATGGAGATTTGATGAAAACTCAAAGTATTTTGCAAACTTTTGGAAATGTTGGTCCTCCTAATATTCCGAGTCAAGTGGATAGTTCTAGTTTTTTCTATGATAATACGTATCAGTACAAATTGCCTGCCGTACCCCCCAAGTTTCCTCCTGGTGGAATTGCTCAAACCGACTTTTGGTATTGGGGTGGTCCTATTCCTTTAGGTGGACTGACTCCTTTTACAATTGGAGGAGGGTATACTGATGGGATGACTACAGTAGATCTCATCAATGAGATCCCTAGCACTAATGAGGGGATGAACTTTATGGGAGGAAAGTGGGGAGGAAAGAAGAGTGGTCTTTATGGATTTTTAGGGAGTATGAAACTATATAACAGAGCAATAAAAGCTTCAGAAGCTAATCAAAATTATGAAGCTCAACGAGGATTTTTCGAGAATATTCAAATATAATGGCAACAACAACAACCACTACTAATTATGGAGTTCCTGTAGCCCTTTCAATAAAGAAAGGTGTTAAATCTGAATACAGGAATCGCCCTGGTCTTGCCTATCCTCTTACCCAAAATCGAACAGTAGTGGTTACATCCGATCTGAGAAAAAGTTCTGTTCCTCACGCTACTTATTTCGGCAAAGCTACAGGTCTCAGTTTAATCAAGAATAATTTAAACCAACTACTTCGTACTGAAAGAGGGGAAAGAGTTATGTTGCCAGACTATGGTCTGAGTCTTAAAAAATATCTATTTGAGCCTTTAGATGAGACTACGTTTGAATTAATAAAATCAGATATACTAGGTACTCTTAGAAAGTATTTTAGTATAGGACGAGTTCTTAATTTATCGGTCTTGGGGGGTGAGAAAGCTACTTCGCAAGGTAAGTCCGAAGAGAATAAATTATTTATTAAATTAACTATTCAATTATTAGATGAATCTTTGGATATTTTTGATATAGAAGCAAAGGTGGGATAATGGTTTTTTCAGGTACAACACAAACAGACTTTATGAAACTCTACACGGTTCCCGATAGGAAAAAAGAAGAGTTTATTAATTTTGCAGGCAATGATTTTCTTTCTATTCGTCAAGATTTAATTAGCTATATTAAATCAGTTTATCCATTAGACTATGAGAATTTTTCAGAGTCTGATTTAGGGGTTATGTTGATTGAATTAGTTGCTTACATGGGGGCTGTCGTATCTCTTAAATCAGACATGTTAGCCAATGAGAATTATTTAAGAACTGTTAAAAGTAGAGAAAATTTAAAAAAGCTATTGGAATTAATAGGGGTAGACATGAAAGCTCCCGTGGCAGCAGGCGCAGGAGCTAAGTTAACATCTAGGACCGCAGCAACAGGGTTAGGACCTTTTACTTTCACTGCTGGAAACCGTGTTTTTGGCATCCTTGCCGAAGAAGATGGAGCCCCTGTAAATTATACTTTATATAAAATTGTAAATAACGCTATTGAAGATATTCAGGGGTCCGAAGCTACTGTTGTTCTCAATGAAAGTGAAGCTGTCGATCCTTCAGTACCTGATGTATACACTAATGTAGCATTTTTAGAGGGCTCACTTACAGTACAGAAGGGCACTTTCGATGCAGCCGAAGGCAACAAAAGAATTTCATTAACACAATCTCCCATTATTGAAGGAAGTGTTCAGGTATACGTGGAAGCTGGGACCGATGATCCTGCGACAGGAGTTTATACTCAAGTCGATAGAATTTACTCTGCCTCTGGGGCTACGGATAGAGTATTCCAAGTCGTTTATGATGATGTGTATGCCGCTACGATTATTTTTGGTGACAATGCCGTGGGAATTTCCCCTCCTCCAACAGCTACTTTTACAACTTCGTATAGAGTGGGAGGTGGTACCCGAGGAAATATTAGGCAAAACGCTATTAATGTCACTTTAACAGCAAATGCGGGAGCGGGAGGAACCTTAGAGTTTATATCGGAAAATAGAACCGCAGCGACAGGGGGCGGCGATGCTGAGACATCTGAACACGCCAAGAAATACTCTCCTTTAACTTTCAAACGACAAGATAGAGTGGTTACATTAGAAGATTTTATTGCTATCGGTAACACTTTTAGAAGTTCTCAAGGTACGATTGGTAAAACTACAGCAGCAGTTAGAGATGCTTATTCTTCAGCTAATATTATTGATCTCTATACTTTAGAAAAGGCTAGTAATCTTCATCTACAAAAAGCCTCTCCTACTTTTAAGAAGGAGTTGTTAGATCAGATCGAGCCTAAGAAGATGCTTACTGATGATGTGGTAGTATGTGATGGCCTTATACGCACTTTAGATTTAGTTGTCACTGTAAGAATAGATAAAAATTTAGAACCGAATAGAAGTGAGATTGAAGCAGAAGTGGCTTCGATTATTTTGGATTTCTTTAATGTAGATAATATGGATTTTAAAAAGCCTTTTGTGGCTTCAGAGTTAAATAGAAAAATATTTGATTCTCCTAGGGTGCGTTACTCTACTGTAGACAACGTCCCAGAAGTTACTTCTGTAGAGTTTAATGAGATCATTCAGTTAAATAACTTTACTATAAATACAGTCGTAGTTTAATGGCAAGAAGACTTGTAAAAAATGTTACTATAGACAGCCTAGGGAATATTAATCCCAAGGTCGTAGGGGTTGTATCTACAGGTAACGATATTCAACACGACTCTAAATCTCAAAATTATTTTAAAAGAAATTATCTAGATGTATTAAGAAAAATTGCACCCGCTTTTTACTTTGCGGACGATCAAGAATTAAGTGGAGTAGCGGTTAATGTAACTAATCAGCTAATTAATTCTCATCTTACAGTTAATAATTCTATTGATTTTATTTTGGGGGTGTCTTCCCTCACTTGGGATAGAACTTTGTCTGCGCTAAATACCCCTACAGGGTTTTCAAGATTCTTTTTCAAACAAAATTTTCCTGCTACGATTGCTTCTGATGATTTTGAAAGAACTATTTTACGGCCCTTAGGAGCAAGATATAGTCACTATGGAACCAGTTCCGCTTTTCTTCATTATGTGAGTGGAACTCTTCTTGGCTCTATTCCATTGGTGGCTACAGGGCACCACCCGACTGAAGATTTGGCTACCTTAACTGCTAGTTCATTTGCTAATGATTCTTCTGGTACATATGCGTACCTAGTAAGAAATTTAGGGTGGCTCTATTTTCTTAATCGTGAAGCCACTACATGGGATGGATTTAATACGTCAGCTACGGTTGCTACATTGATAGCTCAAAATTTATGGAGAGGACGCACAGTAGAGTTAGCGGATTCTTTAAATATTTTTCAAGAATATTTGTGGAGAGCGCAGAGTGTATTGGCACTTTCTGGTATCATCCCTACCGACTATCTGTCGGGAACATCTACTAGTGCAGGGATGTATACGAGTGGTAGTCAGTTATTAGAAAGACTTAAAACTCTGAATGAAGTAGTTTATTCTCCTCATTATCTAGATGTGCCTGATCGTAAAGTTGAAGAAGCCTTTGTTACTTACCTCTCTACCAGTGCTCTTATTACAGATACTGAAGAGGCTGGAGACTTTACTAAATTTTGTCGAGGAATATCTTTTAGTTTAGCAGATAGAGTAACAGAAGGAAATGAAATTAATGTACTATATGATATTGCTAATTGTCCTGATCAATACTTGGAATTACTAGCTGAACTAATTGGCTGGAGATTAATAGGGGCTGATGTTGACAAGTGGAGAGTACAGCTTAGAAATGCTGTTCAAATTTATAAGAAAAAGGGAACGCGAAAATCTATTCAAGTTCTTTTAGATACTCTCTTTTCTGCCGATGTTTTCGATGCCACCACATCAAGTATACTTTCAGAATTATGGGAATCTTATATACCTGATATTATTTATTATACTTTGGCTACGAGTTCTGAGCCTTTCCGAGACGGATTTACTTCTTATACCCCTGAGTTAGCCAACGCTTTTGCGGTACCTTATTCTAGAACGTCTATTGATACAAATATTAGATCTCTGGTTGATAGAATTTTATTCGATTTAGTAAGAGAATTTCCCACTAATTTTATATTAGGAAAAAATTATTTTCCTACTCCTAGATTAGTTTTTTCAGGAACCGACAATGTATACTTAGGTCCTTATCATATACACGGAAAATATACTATAAATCCAAGCGTATCCTCTCAATATATGACAGGAAGAGAGCATACTGGTGAATCTGAAAATTTAGAACTTAAATTTGATCCAGACTTTACATTTCATTATCGTAATAAAGTAAATTTCATTCCCCCTTTTGAGAAGAGACAATACTATGATCGCTCACAGGTAAGCCCTGCTATGATTGATAGGCTAGAGGCTTTATTAACTTGTTATGGAGTAGACAAAGCTTTTGCTCAATCGGTTTGTGATTATATTCGTTCCTATACATCGGAAACTGTAGATCCCATGTTCGGTGCTAATGGATTATTATTCTTTACTAAAGCACAAACTCATCCTCCTAACCATTCTGTTATTACCAAACATGCTTCTAAAGAAAGACACCCTGATCCTCTAACTCTTCTAACTTTATGGAATGGAAAATCTTCTCATTTTTATGTTTCTTTTGATGCTAGTTCTTTTGATTGGAATAGTGTTGCTTTAGATGCTAACTCTGCTTATAGTTTAAAAAATGTTCAGCGGGTATTGGATGAGGTGGTTCCTGCTCATGCTATTCCCGAAACAGTCCTTACCGTATCTACGGTGAGTGATGAGGCATCTGGACTCAAAGATAATGATTGTAGAGAAGTAAGACCTAATTTCACTGACCTTTATACGGGGTCTAGTATGGTAACTACTAATTTTGGGGCCTGCTGTGTGGACATGGCACAGGTTGGAGCAGCTTACGGAATCACTAACCATAAATTTGTAAGATCTCAAGTGGAGAATATTAATGATCCCTTATTTGCTTCAGGAGCTACGGGTCCTGGAGGTGGAGATTTTGCAGCCGTTAGAAGAAATTCTCTAAGACGAAGAAATTATCACTTCCTTCTCCCAGAAACAAAAATGTTCACTCGTACAGGCAGAAATAATCCTGGGAGTTTAGAACTTTCTACTACTTACTATTCTACTGGAATTGGATATATTCCGTTAGGATTTATTCCTTCAGCTTTAGATTTTCAACCTGTAGCTTTATGGGATATAGAGGCTACGGATTCACCTAGTAAATTTACTCCTCTTATTGATCGTTATAATCTTCATGCAGTATGGGGTATATGTGAAAACTTATTATCTAAAAATTCTTATTTTGGATATAATGTAAGTAATACTTTTGCTTCTAGAGCAAAACAAGATGTTACTAGTTCTGATTGTAATACTTATGGAAGGCGAAGTCAGTTGCCTGAAATATTATATATGATGAATAAATTAAATGATAAAGAAAAGTATTTACAAGCTAGTTCTATTGTTTCAGGTTATCTTACTACAGATGGAGAGGTTAATTCATCTTGGCCTGCCACGAGCCCTTATATTACTCCTAATGATTTAAGTGCTTGGTATGCTCCTACTAGTCGGGCTAATGTGGTGCGCTCAGTTGCTAATCAGCTTATTAATAATAATATAGCTGACGAGTCTTTAAGTTATATGGAGAATTTTGCTTTTGGTAGAAATATAAATAGATTATTTTCTACCTATATAACCCCCTCTGGGTATGGGGCACACCCTATTAGAAATAATTATAACGAAATAGGGGGACCGAATATATTCAGTCATACCTATGGTCCGCTGATTTATAATGCTGATTTTGATGTAGACGGCTCTGCAATTGTGGTTAGTTCTTTTTTGCAGACAACCACACCTAGTGAGGAAACTGATATTTCCTTTTATGGAGGTAGTGGAGTTTTAAGTTTATCGGGATGTTCAGCCTCTCCTACGTATGTGGGAACGATAGCAGCTTCGGATTCTAATCATGTTTATTTGGGGTATCAGAATGTAAGTTCTCCCGAATTTAGAAATGAACATCTTGTTAGTGCCATTGAGTTAGTCGATACCTCTAGTCCTTTTGCCTTTACTTCTCATCCTATATTTACTATTTATAGGTTAGCCCGTCGAAAACTTAATAAGTATGATTTTGATGATTTCTTGGTAGAGAATACCGTTATTAAATATCAAAGACCGCTAGTGGACGATGTGCTTCCCCGTCTACGTATTAAACTTAATTATCAGGGAGCCCCGTCCGAGGAAGTTCCTGG